CGTAACGGATGCACTCGTGCCGGGCTCGGTGCGCAGCGTCACCTCGCTGCTGGATGTGGTGTTACGCTCCTCAATGCTACGGGCGGTGCGCTCCTGCGGGCTGACAACGGACGGCCCTTGCGACCCCGTATCAGGCACCTCGGCATCGTCACCGCCAAAGCCAAAAAAGCCGCCTATGCGCCCACCAACATTAGACAGCGCCTCGGGGACAGAGAGAATTTTGTCGATTATGGGCTTAATTTTATCAAACCCCGATACAATCCCGTCCCAAAGATTAGCGAAAAATACCTTTACTTTATCCCAGTTTTTAACTATGAGCATCGCGGCCCCAATCATCCACCCGACCGGGCCCATAAACGCGAGAATAGCGACCGCCACCTTACGGTACGCGCCTCCCATTTTCCACAACCACGTCACAAGCGTAACGATGGCCGCGGTGGCCGCGATCACACCGAGGGCGATGAGGACAACTGGGTTTGCCCCCATGACTAAATTCACAATGCCGAGTATAACGGATAGCGCCTTGAGCACCCCGGTGAGAACCACTATCGCCGCCGCAAATTTAAGTATTGTCTCTCCGTGACGCTGGACAAAGGAGACCGCGCTCATAAGCGCACGCACGAGGTTCTCTATCTGCTCGACAAGATTGTTTTCGCGGTTGTACTCCCGCACCTGCTCGATGAGTTTCTTAATGCTATCGCGGAAGCGCAATACGTACTCCGTAATGCGCCCAGAAATAAGCTCGCGATTTTGCACGACCCAATCCCGGACGGCACGGACATTCTCGGTGATTTTCGGAAGTATCGGCAGGAGTGCGTTTTGTATGAGTCCTCCGATAGATCGTTTCAGGCTGTTTACCGCGTCATTATATGCCTCGGCAGCCTCGGCAGCTTGCTGAGATATGAGGCCGTTTTCCCGCTGTTCGAGCCGCAGCGCGTCGATGGCATCTGCTGAATTATTTGCGATATTCACGAGGTCAAGACCGGACCGGCTGAAAGCGGCGTTTGCGAGGGCCGCTCGCTCGGTGGCGGTTTGGGCGCTTCGAATCGCCTTCATATAGATGTCAAACGCATCCGCCACACTGTCGGTATTATTTAGCTGATTGAGTAGCTGCGGGTTCATGCGTTTAAGTGCTTGCGCGAGTGGCCCCGTACCCGCCTTCGCTTCGCCGAGGCGCTTCGTGAACGCACCTAAACTTTTATCGAGCAGTGACGAGGACACCCCGCTCTGCTCAGCCACAAACTTCCACTCCTGGAGCTCCTCTATTGGGAATTGTAATCGCCTCGACTGTTTTGCGAGTTTATCAGCCTCATTTGCGGTCTTTTGGAGAGCTGCCGCCGTGGCAGCCCCAAACGCGACAATGGCTGCAGTGCCAAACTTGGCGACCGATAAGCCTGCGCGACCGATAGCTGCTGAAAATTTACCAACGGTACGGCTCACACGGTCGATACCGCGCTGCATGGAGCGCGTCATTTTCCCGACACGTCCTTGGATCCTGCGGACGGGTGCCGACATCTCATCAACCGCACTGAAAACGGACTCGACTTTAAATCGTGGCATCAACTATCCTTTTGTGTGTTTTATAAGCTCGGCTCGCACGCCCTCGTAATAGAATCGAATCTCTGACGCGGTGAGCGACCGGGGGTCCGGGAGGCTCGCATAGTCACGGCTTATCTGCAAAAACATCTCACTATACACCACATCTAATGTGTGCCTCCCGTGCGGGTGCCTGTAATCCGCGCCACCCCGTACTAAGGGCGTGCGGACTACCCCAAAAAAACTGTCGCCAACGCCATGCAGATTTTAAGGTCTGACATTTTGAGGTTTGAAAACCGGCTCGCGCTGGTCTTTGTCATTGATCCCATCGCGCTGTAGAGTTTCGCGATGTCCTCGTTTTTCTTGCGACGATCCATCGCCATGAGAGTGGCACCATCCGGCTCGTAAAACGTGATGGGGTCTTTGTTCTCGCTCCGTTGCGGGGTAAAAACAGGCTCACCATTCTCGGAAATGACAAGGCTTCCGCTGCAAATAGCCTTAACTATCTTAGCCTTCTGGTCTTCAAACGACTTGCGGTCGTCCTCCTCCATCGACTCCAAATCCACATCCAAGTCCATCGCATCGCAAAAACGCTCGAACTCCTGCTCTGCTGCATCTTTTGAAACTTTCATACAATTAGCCCTATGCTAAAAAATGAAGAGACCGCGCCCCATCGGGAGAGGGCGAGGGGCATAGGGCGACCCGCGCGGCTCTGAGAAAAATTAGCCCTATCAAAAATACTACTGCTTAGTCAAAACCCCCGGACCCATCAACGACACAGACGCTGTTGCGTTCTGAGAGCTCGCTTGCACCTCGCCAGTGATCTGCGCGGTAGCTCCGTAAGAGTTACCAGACGCATACGTTATAACGATCGGGAAAAAGTCGTTACGATCCGCGAGCGCTTTGAGAAACTCGTGGTCGCCACGATCGTCGTCAACCTGAACGGTCAAACCGTCGAGCATCAACGGCACTCTGGTTTTGATCAGGCGTGCGGTACCGTTACCGTTCGCCTGCACTTCATTCTCGAAGCCGCCGAGCTTTCGCTGAGCTTCTGCATCCGCTGCGACCGCAAACTCACGGCCATCGAGCGAGACGCTTTCTAAACTTCCGCCTACTGCTGCCATGCTATCTCCTTACCCTACGACCGGGGCCGTGCCAAAGAAAAATCCAAAATTAAAATCGACTGAAACAATATTCGTATTGCCGCTGATCTGCACAGTGAGCGACACGTCGAGACGTTTCGGATTCGATTCGTTTATACCTGCCACCGTCGAGGCCTTAGCAACCTCCGGAGCACTGATAATAGCGTTAAGCCCGAGACTGTCGATAAGCGCATTTACCGCTGCGACTGCCATTTTCGGCTTTTTAGCCGTCGGGTTTGTGGTCGGCTGATCGTCCGGGATAAGCGGTGCGCCATCCCACTCAGCGGTAGCAAAAATGAGGTCGAGATTGAACAAAATATTCATCACCTTAATAATGTCGACCACGTACCGATACGCTGGGAGTGGATCTCCTGACGGATGATAGAACGTTACTGTATCAGACAAATTGATGACGCCGTCCTTGACCTCGATGGTAGACGATCCTTTTTTGACCGCGCTGTCACGATTAGCATATAACCATTGGTCGCCATCGGCTCCAGGAGTCAATCCGGTTGCCGGTTGTGATCCGTAGTCCTGCGGGGGGTTATTGTTTGCGATCGGGGCGATTCGGGCGAGCTGACGAGCCGCAACCACAAAGGGCAGATCGTTTGATCCCGGCGCAACGAGCTGCGCGTTCGTCCGATCTGTTTTGCGGGCATCAGATACCGCCGTGGCCGCCGATACGGTCGTGGCTGTATTTCCGGTAAAAGCGATAAAAGGTTTGCGAACGAGCGCGCCCCACCGACCCTCATTGAAAGCCGCGTATTTTGCAAGCGATGCGGTGTCTGCAATGTCCAAACAGTTTAGGACAAGCGTCTCCCATACGTTGCCAATCTGGTTAAGTGCATCGTCTACATCTGGATTTGTCGCTCCGCCAGTCGGCTGAGTGATCGCAAACGTGACCCCCGTATCACCAGACACCTCGACAACCTCAATGACGAGATCGTCACCGGAAGCGCCCGCCCATTTAGCGTCAACATCGACCGTGGTGGCCGAATCGGTCGCAATGACCGGGAGATCAAGAACCGCATTGATGCCGTTGGTAATGGCGGTTACCTGAGCCGCAACAGAGTCGCCGCTGGCAATCGAAATTACCTCGGATAGAATGTTGTTGACCCTCACCTGAATGGTGCCGGCGCCGGAAGCAACTCCGCTTGGAGTTATATCCCCCGCCGATGTTGTCGCTCCACCTGCATCCTCAAGCGGGTAGACCGTCACGGGGATTGTACCCACGCCGTCACCGTTGAGTGGGAGAAGCTGTTTGACGGCTAAGTGGATCGGTGATCCAAAACCGTATACGTTCGCGGCATCGAGTGCGCTGGTGACCTGTCGCTTAGCGGTGTCATACACCGCTGCGCTGTTACCCTGCCCGACTACCGCGATTCTCTGGGGTAAGAACGTAACTGCTCCGCCCCGGAGGTCTTTAAAAGCTGTTTTGATGCCGACTACCCTGGCTACCGCCGAGGCGTCAACCGCACTTGAGATTGCCATATTTAGGCTCCTTTTATGGTAAAATAATTCATGTATAGTTAGCCTCAACTAAAATCTGCCCGTCTTCGGCTCGTAAAACGTCAATAAATACCTCGTCGAGGGTATCGCCATCATACTGCGGCGCAAATTCTGAAAAAGTCACTTGAAGCGCAAGCCTTGACGCGGAGATCTGCTGCACCGTGTCACTCCCTTGTTGCGGCTGGAAACTCGTTATCGACTGCGGCCACCGTTTCCACACCAACCCCCTCAGGCCGAGGTATGTGTACTGCCACGCCATAAGAATGTTGCGTACGAGCTTGATTGCCCTGTGAGACTCCAATGCCGCCGCACGATCACCCGGTATATGTCCGTCCCCGTCCTGCGCGCTCACCCCGTACCCATAACAGTCGATATTAAATGTTCCTACGCACTTTTGATTATTGACTACGCTACCTACCTGCCCGTCAAAAGTGGACACATCAAACCACACATTTATGATAGGGCTGCGGTCGGAATCCTCGTTAAGAAAAGCCTCCCACGGGTTTGAACGCTCCTCGTATACCCTCAGTTTCCACAGGTTCGGGTCTTTAGATTCTGCGATAGCAATCTCCTGCTGCGATGCCGTTTCCGTGGCAAGTATAGCCGCTATCTGCGTACGGATGCGCTCGTAATTATCTTCTTTATCTATAAGCGTCGGAATCGGGGGGACTCCCGTGCCACCCCTTAATACCCTAACTGGGCTGACGGATTCCCCGCTTGAAACTGAATCTACATCGACTACAATCGCGCCAAACTCAAAATTGACGTTTGATACCGATTCTGCGCTTGAAACGGAGCCTACTAAGAGTGCTGTTCCTGAAAGCTCTATTTCAACGCTTGGTACTACCTCTTCACTTGTGATCGAATTGGTATCGACGGATTGGGCTGAAAAAATATCGACATTTGCTACCACCTCTTCGCTGGCGATGGGATCGACATCGAGAATTATGGCACCGAATTCAAAAGTTATATTTGAAACGGACTCATCAGACAAAATCGAATCCGTTTGAATCGTAACTCCTGAAAGCTCTATTTCAACGCTTGATACTAACTCTTCACTGGCGATAGAATCGGCATCAATAAACTGAGCTGAAAAAATTTCAACATCCGATACCACCTCTTCGCTGGTGATTGAATTGGTATCGATGTTTACATTGCCAACCTCAAGCTCAACATCCGATACCACCTCTTCGCTGGCGATTGGATCGACCGGGACCACTACACCTGAAAGCTCTATTTCAACGCTTGATACTAACTCTTCACTTGTGATCGAATTGGTATCGATGTTTACATTGCCAACCTCAATATCGACATTTGATACTGACTCTTCGGTGGCGATTGGATCGACCGAGACCACTACACCTGAAAGCTCTATTTCAACGCTTGATACTGACTCTTCACTGGCAATAGAATCGACATCGATATTTACGCTGCCAACCTCAATATCGACATTTGATACTGACTCTTCACTGGCTATTGAATCGGCATCTATCGAAACCACTCCAACCTCAATATCGACATTTGATACTGACTCTTCGCTGGCAATAGAATCGACATCGATATTTACGCTGCCAACCTCAATATCGACATTTGATACTGACTCTTCGCTGGCTATTGAATCGGTATCTATGAATTGCGCTACAGATCCACCTGAAATCCCGAGCTCAACTAAATCGAGATTGATCTGGGATGTTCCAAAAGCGCTTGAGCGCTCTAAATTTACCGTCGATGGTGGGGAGTATTGCGCCGTCCATCCCCCA